AAAAGCATCGCGAACAAAAGGAGGAATGAGATGTGCGTCTAAGAAAACCATGAAGAGACGACAAAGTAGAAAACAGAAAGGTGGGTTCCTCCCGGAGCGGTCTACTCCTGATAAAAAAAAAAAAAATAAAAGAAAAGGAAGAAAAGCCTCCACTAATAAAACACTATCAAATCAATAATTAGTCCTACTTATTAAATTTAGGAATACCATTTTTAAAACATCCCGCTACATCTCCAATATCATCATCATCTAGCGCATGGTAGAATTCTCCATTGTTCGCATCCGCTGTAAAATACTTTTTACCGCGAATGGTAATTTCAAATACTTCCTCCTCCTCTTCTTCTTCCTCCTCTTCTTCTTCCTCCTCCTCTTCTTCTTCCTCCTCTTCTTCCTCCTCCTCTTCTACTTCAACATATTCAACTTCCTCTTCCTCCTCTTCCTCCTCCTCTTCTTCTTCCTCCTCCTCTTCTACTTCAACATATTCAACTTCCTCTTCCTCTTCCTCTTCTTCCTCTTCCTCTTCCTCCTCTTCCTCTTCCTCTTCTTCCTCTTCCTCTTCCTCCTCTTCCTCTTCCTCTTCTTCCTCTTCTTCCTCTTTCTTTACTACAATATCATTAACCTGACTTCCTGCGCTACATTCTTCAATATCATACACAATATGCTCTTCATCACTGTTTTCTGAAATAACCTCCTGCTTTACAATTCTAATATTTTTACCAATAATCTCCATAGGAGGAGACAAATCAACAGAACCACAACTAGATGTGTCTGACGTCAAGTCAATGATTTCACGTGATTTCACAGTTTCACCCAAATGTGTTATAATAGATCTCAACGCTTTGTTTTCACGCTTAAGTTTAGAACATTTTTTGTTAAGTTTTTCAACAATCGGTAGAGAAAGCAAATGTTCATAGTTTTTGAGCATGGTTTTGTTTGATACAGACGACATAATAATTATTATTGTTTAATTCTATCATCTCGTTTCTAAACTGTTTCAATTTTATGTTTAACACATAATAATATATAAAAATAGTAGATATATTTTATACAAATGAACTTTGAACTCATAGTAGCGTTTAACAAAAAAGGTGTAATTGGAAAAGATAACACCATACCGTGGCATGTCCCGGAAGATTTAAAATATTTCCAAAAGACAACAAAAGGGCATATTATTGTTATGGGACGCAAAACATATGAAAGTTTACCCAACGGACCTCTTAAAAATCGGATAAATATAGTAATCACAAATAATCCAAGTCAATATACAGAAACCGAAACGTTGTTTTTCACAAGTATGACCGATGCGCAGAGTGTAATAAGAAGACTTCAAGATAAAACAAATAAAAAGGTTTTTATTATAGGCGGAAATATGATATATAAACAATTTTTCGAAAGTTGTAATCGATATCACATTACATTGATCGAGAATGACGTAGACGGAGATACATATTTCCCATACACATTAGACTATTTTAATAATAACTTCAAAAAAACACACGAAAATAATGTTATATCCAGAGTAAATAATACAGAGTTTACAACCATCATTTTTGAATAAATTATATAACAGTGTTATTTTATATAATTTAGCTAGTCGAACTAGAACCCCCGAAACACTCTTTCATAATACTGGCTTTACTTACAGACTGTTTATTCTCACTTTGGCGCTTGACTTTATAAACACCACCTGCTTGAGTAGCACTACCCTTACTACCACCGTAAATTCCAGTAGTAAAATCGTCAGTATCTTCATGAAGTTCAGGAAGGATACGTGTAAGTGGGCTCTCAACCACCATAAGCATTCTCTCGCTGTTTAATAACTTTCTATATTCTTGTATGTTTAGATTACCATAAAATTTATCTAACATGTAATGAGGGTTAGGAGCAGGCTTGATATTGTTTTTAAAACCATAAATTTTATTATAAACTCGGTTTAATAGATGATATCGTTCAAACTTGATAGAATCATCAATATTTTCTCGCATTAGATAAGCAACTGCGCACTCGGGTCTACAAAATGAGCCATATCCTTGAATTTCACCATCATTCTCGCATTTTGGTATGTAACATGACTGATTATCATAATCGTATGTACACCAAAAACAAGCAGATTTTTTCTCGTCCATTGTATTTTTATAAAGACTGATTTTCAACTGTTTTAATTTCATATTAATGTCTTTGATATTCACATTAGCATCACTTTCCCCCATACATTTCATACAAGTATTTGCGGAAACAGTAGGTGTATTGTAAGCATTCAATGATTGTTCTCCTGAATTGTGATCTAATTCAAAAAATCGGTTATCATTATTAGCATTATCGTATGCCTGAACTGTAGGTGGGACACTTGCCTTATAGTTTAATGGATCACCAATTAGGTTATTTTTATTTAGAATAACGTCATCTTCAATATCTTTTAGAGAGCATTTCAAATGTAAAATAACATTTGTAGGAACAGGTGCCGACGGTTTATTACACGCATCCTTTATAATAAGTTTACCACCTTTAGGTTTTCTCCCCCTTTTTTTAACTTCAGTAACAGGAGCAGTGTCTTGTACTTCTAGTTGTATATTCTCTACATTTGTATCCTTCTTTTTAGAAAGTCCTTTCGCATTTTTTGTTCTAGGCATATATTTTATCCTTTCATTGAAAACCCCGTATTTATTTAAATTGTTTTAAAAAATACTTTACCATATAATTCTCTATCAGTCGACTATTCAAAATGTAGATTCGGCATTTTGTGATATATTTTGTCGACTTGCGTTTTGATAGCATTTTCTACATAGAGGCAAGTAGTTATCCGAACCAATACTGATTTGTTCGATCTCTGTGCTTAAACGAAATGAGAATGGGGCGTGTGTACCATCCTTACAAGTAGCACATAAAGCCTTTACTTTAAAATAGTCATCGCACATAGGTAATAGTTTAATAACCTGTCCAAATTCCTGGCGTTTAAAATCGCCGTCTAATGCAGCAATATGAACTATTTTATTATTATCCACCAACTCACAAACAGAATCAAATAAGTCAGGAAAGAACTGTCCCTCGTTAATTAAAATAACGTCTGATTTATTTAAAATATGCTTCACTGTTTCCAGTGAATAACTTTGAATACAAGGAATCATTTGTTTATCGTGCGTAGATAGCATTTTCTCATCATACCGTTTATCATCGGCATAATTGATAACACAAATTTTTTTACCAATGTACGAATATTTCTTGTACTGCTGTAGAAGCCAAGATGTCTTACCGGAGAACATACATCCACCGCATATACTAAGATATCCAACTTCTTGAGAATTCATTATATTGTTTAATGATAATTTCTAAAACACATTTTGACGAATTCAATTTTATAATTATGCTAAAAACAATATAATAGGGTTTTAATAATATATGTAATTATGAATGATACAAAAAATGAACAGATTCCGTGGGTTGAAAAATATAGACCTACCCATTTCGAAAACATCGTATTAGATCCAATAAACCGACAGTTATTTACACAAATTATTGAGAAAAATCAATTTCCGAACCTATTATTTTATGGTCCACCTGGAACAGGCAAAACAACTACAATTATTAATTTAATACAAGAATATCAAAAGACATATAGTCGAATAAATAAGGGAAACGTGATACATTTAAACGCATCGGATGAAAGGGGTATCGATATAATTCGAAATCAGATACATTCATTTGTTAAATCAAAGAATTTATTTGAAACGGGTTTTAAATTCGTGATTCTAGATGAAGTGGATTATATGACCAAAAACGCACAACAGGCATTGAAATATCTATTACAGACAACCAATACAAATGTCCGATTTTGTCTAATTTGTAATTACATAAGTAAGATAGACGAACCATTAAAGAATGAGTTTATATGCGTGAGATTTAATCAGTTACCTCAAACGGACATTATCACATTTATAGATACCATTGTTAAAAATGAGAATATAAATATATCAAAAGAGTCATTATTTACCATACAATCGATGTATAAATCGGATATAAGAAGTATGATAAACTTTCTTCAATTAAACCAAAATTTTAATTTAACAGAATGGAATAATAACGTTCTTACACCAATAGTATTGGATGATTTACACAACTTGTTTAGTATAGAAACTAAACAGGATGTTATCATTCAAACAATGTATCAAATAAGCAAAAATTATAACATTGATAAAATGCATTTAATAAAATGTTATTTTAATCATATAATACGATTTAAACTGGTCACTATTTCACATGAATTTATAGAAATAATAAAAAAAACGGTTCACTGTGTGAATTCAGAAATGGAAGACACGATACAATTTATAATAATAAATATAAAAAAGATTATGTCTAATTCTTCCCCATGCGCAATCGAAGATTATGCATGAAATATCCATCGGGAGGCGTGGATGCGATAGAATCACCAGAGAAGTTTGTAATTTCAACTAGATTATCGGTTGTATTTTTAACAATTTCTTGTTGTTTAATTTCCTCAATTTTATTGGATTGAGGTAATTTGATTTTAATCATAGGGGTGGATGCCTTTTTGTAAAGTTCGCTACGTAACATGTCTTTAATTAATATAAATAGAGAAAAAAAAATGAGGCAAATATAAAATTGAAACAATATAGAGGAAACTACAAAAATATACATAAAGAGAAAATGTCTGAAAATATCGACGATGAGTGGGAATCTTACTTACACGACACCAGAATGGGTGTAGACACTTCAATTGTAAAAGATGTATCGAGTGTAATTGATGGTTCAGACGTGTCTTTTAAATTACCTAAATGCGAAGACCTATATATATCAACTACAACCAAGGTATTGTATCTTAATCAAGTAATCGATATTAATAATGTATTTTGGAAAATTCCAGTAATTGATTATTGGCGTCCCGAGTTTGGTGTAATAAAAAAACAAATGAAAATAGTATCCCACACGAAGGATGAATATAAAGCATATACGGAGAAGTTAAATTCTCTAAATTATTATACTGAACACGTGATTAAATCAATAGATAACCCATTGGCGAGACGAAATAAATTCAAAGACGAGCGAAAAATCACAATTGGAGTATCAAAAAAAGATATAATGAACTGTAGAGGAAAAGTAAAAAATGCGTTTTATAACTGTTTCGCATTAATTTTGAGATTTATGTATAACGGAAATTTTCACGAAATACACGTAAAAATGTTTAATACCGGAAAAATGGAAATCCCCGGTATTACAAATAAAGAATTGTTAGTAAATGCTAAAAAAATGATAATTGAATTATTATCGAATGTTTTAACAACACCAGTTGAATTTATAGATAGTGAAAAAGAAAGCAATGTTTTGATAAACTCGAATTTCAATTGTGGATTCTACATTAATCGGGAAAAATTATATTCAATGTTAAGAACAAAATATAACATTGAAGCGGCGTATGACCCTTGTAGTTATCCGGGTGTGAAATGTAAATTTTACTATAATAACGAACTTCCGGATGAGGAGTCACAGAATGGTTCAGTGATGATAGACGACCACTCCAAGAAAATATCAGAATTAAACGATGCGGTAAAATATACTGAGGTATCGTTTATGGTATTTAGAACAGGTAGTTGTTTAATTGTAGGAAACTGTTCAGAAAGAGTGTTACGAATTGTATACACATTTATAAAAAAAATGCTCCAAAGTGAATATTTTGATATTTGTGTTCCGAATGAGATTACCGTTCAAAAGCCCAAGGTGGTGAAAATCCGAAAAAAAGAAATCACACTATGTTGTGATAGTTTTAAAAAACTAACAAGTGAATGTTGATATAATTCGACTTATTCAAATATCCATTTTATCATTATATCTGTATTTTTTATGTTTTCGGCATTGGATATATGTTGTTTATATTGGTCTTGTTCTCTCATAAATTTATCGAAACATATTTCTTGAACGTGTGCTTTCGTAAAAGACGATGTATTATCTGAAAAGTAGTTTATAAAACTTGTTAGTATTAAAGTGTATTTATTGAAAACATTTACGTCCTGTTTAATATTGTCTTGAATTATTTCGATAATACGGTATAAATTGTGTTTATCGTCATTTACAAAGGTCAATAGATAAGATTCCAAAAAATTCGCCACCAAATATTCACGTTGGTCATTTATAAATATAGAATTTTCCCAAAACGGTACAGTATGTGACCATTTAGACAATTGTGTAATAAATTGACTATTATCTACTTTATGTTGGTCAATTGTTAAATTTCCCAATAAAACATTATATACAAACATATCTGGTGTATGAACAGGATCTGACTTTTTTAGATAAACTTGTTCAGTATATTCAATATATAGCAACGGGCATTTCTCTAAATACGAATTTATTTGTTGTTCGGACATTTTGATTGTATATATAATAGATAACACGTGTAACATTGTTTTAAATCCTTGTACTATAATTTTAGATGAACATCCGTGTGCATCTATATTTATTGAATCAATATTTATGAGATACTGTGTTAAATGTTCATTAAAATAATGGATAATTTTTTCATTATATTTAGACAATACCGACATGATCAATATATATATATAGAGTAGTAGATATATTTAGTAAAAACAGATAAATATATATTTGCGTATAATAATTTAAATAAAACTAAATAAATAATCTATAATTATGAGCGCTCTTGTTGAATCCACTGAATCAAAAAAAGGGACCTATCGATTGCCCGAAGAGAAAACCTTACAACACGCTACTAAACTAGCGATTGTTGACGACAAACCTATTATGTTAGATTATTGGAACGAGTCTTTAGAAAAGACTGTATTAATTGGTGTTAAAGAGAACCAGGAAAAGCTGTTAGTTAAAAGCGAAGAGGAATACACGAGTCCGATTATGAAGATTTATAAAACAGGTAGTGAGTATATTATTGCTACTGAAAATTCGATCTATATTGTCGATGTGAATATTCCTACTAAACGCATTTCTTCTTAAAATTATTCATAAAAATTGTTTCATTATTTTTTACGTAATGAAACAATTATAGTATATCATTTAATTTATCCATTTGTTCCTGGTCTAGTTTGTCTGGAAAAATAATATCAAATACAATTACCAGTGAACCTGTTTTGTCTTTTCGGGTTAATCCCATATTCGGTATTTTTTTCCGGTAATTTGGCTTTACTAGAGTATTGTTTGATTTATTGTTAAATGCTAGTTTTTTATTATTTAAATGTTCAATATCAAATGAGAATCCACATAATGATTCTTTTAGGGATAAATTCTTATGAAAGACTAAATCTAGTCCCTCTCTTTTAAATTGTGTTGTGTTTTCGACTGTTATTATTATTTTAACATCTCCTTTGAGTTGTTCGTCATTCACATTTCCCTTATCATTTAGCACAATAATTTCATTTGTGTCGACACCTTTATACACATCGACATATACGGTCTCTTCTTCATTTATTTTGATATCTGAAATCATAATCCATCGATTTATAACAATTGGTAATGAGCATCCATGGTAACACTCTTCTAATGAAATGGTCAAATGAATATTAATAGGTTCGGGTTTAACGGGTGTCTTTTTACGTGATTGATTACTAAACATTTCTTCTAATGGTCCTTTTCCAAACCTTGTTCCTTTAAACATATGAATATTTGGAGATTGCATCATCGAATCAATACCATCACTCATGGCATGTCCGAATATACTAGAAAATAAATCATTTACATCATCTTCACTTACAGTTGTTCGCATATTCATAAACGGCATTGAACCTGGTGGGAACATACCACCGAATGGAGAGGAACCCTGCAATTGTTGTTCAAAATCATATTGTTTACGCCGGTTTTTATTACCTAATGTCTCATATGCTAAACTTATTTGTTTGAATTTTTCAGCATCTCCATTTGGTCTATCTGGATGATATAACAAACTTTTTCGTCTATATGCCCGTTTAATATCACTGTCTTCAGCATTTCTATCTATTTCAAGTATATCGTAATAAGAAGACATTATATTATGATTATACGTATTTATTTTGGTATTTTGCTGTATTTATTTATTTAATTCATAAATCACATAAAATCTTTCAATGTTTAAATATTATTAATAGATAATCATTATGGAAAACTTCTTTTTATCACAAAGACAGCCAATCGAAACAAATGAGAAAACACAATTTATAACAAAATATAAACCCTATTACATTGATGATTTCAAAGGAAATGAAAAATTGATTTCCGTTATTAAATCGTTAATAAAAATTGATGATTTGAATATTTTAGTGACTGGATCGGGTAATTCCGGAAAAACCTCGTTATTATATGCGATTATACGAGAATATTATGGTCTGTCTAAAGAAGACAACTTACCTGAAAATAACATCATGCATATAAATAGTCTCAAAGAACAAGGGATTAACTATTACAGAAATGAAATGAAAACGTTTAGTCAATCAAAAAGTTCAATATTTGGGAAAAAGAAATTGGTTATTGTCGATGACCTAGACCTTATTAATGAACAAAGTCAACAAGTATTTCGAAATCACATTGATAAATACAAAACCAATATACATTTTGTATCGGTATGTTCAAATATACATAAAGTAATCGAAAGTATACAATCAAGACTTCATATTATTCGTTTAAAATCACCCCATATTGATACTGTATCCAATATTATGGATAATATTATTAAGTGCGAACAATTACAAATACCCCCTGAAACAAAAAAATATATTCTTACCTTTTCAAAATACTCCATTCGCGAAATAATATCACATTTAGAGAAGATTTCTATTTTATCAAAAATTGGAGAGTCAGTCGATATAGAGAAATGTAAAAAAATTATATCCGATATATCCTATAAGGAATTTGAAAAATATATTATGTTATTAAAGGATAATAATGTTGATGATGCGGTTCAAATATTATATAATATTCATGATTATGGATATTCAGTCATTGATATTCTAGACAAATTCTATGCATTTGTTAAAAATACAGATTTAATCGACGAAGACAAAAAATATAATTTATTGCCTATTCTTTGTAAATATATAACCTATTTTCATAATCTACACGAAGATATAATTGAAGTCGTTTTATTTACACAAGATTTTTACCAAAATTTGGTTAATTGAAATCGTTTTATTTGCACAGGATTTTTCCAAAGATTGGTAAATTAAATGTCTATTTATTACATAGAAATGTTAAAACAAATATTTAAAGAAAATATTTCGATAGATGTGTTATTTGAGTTACTCGAAAAGGTGTGTTTAAAAACCGACAAATACTATTTTATAGACAATAACGCATTTAAAAAAATATTATATTTTAAATTACAAGACGATTTTCTAGACAATATATCACGTTATTACCAAGAGTCTAAAAAGTTTTACGTAACGCGCAAATTTAATTATAATTCGTTTGTAAATATCGTAAGACAGATATGTAAAAGTAATGATATTATGTTTACGTCCAAGATAAAATACAATGAGTCAAAATACAATATCGATTATTTCATTTATTTTTAGGATTTAGACATTTCTAGTTGCGAGAATAATAACATTATATTATATATAATATTATATAATGTCCTTATTTAGTGAAAAAAACTTATTATACACGTTAATAACAGTTGGAATAGTCGTTGCCGTCAATACATTTGGTAATAAAATTAAGGGTGCGATTAATCCCGGAAAAAGTGAAGATGAACTTATTCGAAAATATTTATTAAACGAATCGCCTCTATATGGATATAATCGTCCCAAATTGTGGCTCCATACAAAATATGAATATAATGCTAGAAAATGGAAAAGTTTCGGTTCTAGAAGTTCTCACGACTTGAATCAACCCTATGTCCATTTAACCATAAAATCAATCATCAATCATTGTAGCGACGATTTCAACGTTTGTTTAATTGATGACGATTCATTTAGTCAATTAATACCTGGATGGAAAACAAAAGTTTCCGAATTACCCGAAGAGTCTAGGCGACAATATAGAGAACAAGGTCTAGCGGAATTATTATATATATATGGAGGTTTTGTCGTTCCTAATAGTTTTGTATGTGTTAAAAATTTAGCATCCTTGTTTTTTGATAATATCAAGAACGATAAGCCATTTGTGTGTGAAAAAGTAAATCACAGTGAAAATGTGGTTAATAAATTAAGACCAAAATTCTCATCAAATAACTTATTTATGGGAGCACCCAAGCGTAATGCGGTAATCAAGGAGATGGTCGATTATTTACGTAATCGAAATAAAAATCCACATCTATCTGACGAATCATTATTCTTTGATTATACTTCAAAATGGCTCGATAATGAAGTGGTAAGACATCATATTAATCGTGTAGATGGTATACATATAGGTGTAAAGACTGTCGATAATACACCCGTTACCATTGAGAATCTTATAGAAGAAGCCCCTGTTCAGTTTTGCGAGGAACGCACGTGTGGTATTTATATTCCAGAAGATGATATGTTAAAACGAACCGCATATAACTGGTTTGTCGTTTCTCCAACACATCTTTTATTGAATTCAAATATGATGATTTCGAAATATTTACGATTAGGTGTTATTGATTCTGAAGATAAACCTGTAAAAGATACTCCTTCAACCGTAACATCTATATAAATTTTGTATTTTATTTGATATATATGTATTTATATACATCAATGACTATTAAAATTGCTCATCGTGGATATTGTGGGAAATCAACCTCAAACACATTGGAATCTATAAACGATGCTATAAAATATGGGTTCGACATGATAGAATTGGATGTTCAATTAGATAGAGATAATCAAATCATATTATATCACGATATTCACTATAAAGATAAATTGATAAAAGATATGAGTTATGCTGAACTGGTTTCAAAACAACCCGGAATAGTAACATTATCCACCGTTATGAGAGTAATTGACTATAAAAAATGCAAGTTATATCTAGATTTGAAAGGGTCTAATGTGTTAGCTGCTATATTAGACCGGTATTTTTTAGAAAACGACACTGATACAAGAAATATTTGGCTCGCTAGTTTTAATATAAATCACATTCATTATTTATCAAATACTACAAAAAAATACAATATTGGACTTATTACTTCGAATAATTACACAATGGACATTTTATCCGATATCACTAACAAATATTCTCTGTCGTTTATAGCATTTGATTGGACAATGTTAAATTATAATACAGTTCAGTTCTTGCGTAATAAAAATGTAAATGTGTTTGTTTACACTATCAGGTCTACGGATATGTTAAAATTTATAGAACCGTATAATGTGGATGGTATTGTTTCCGATATTTTACTGTAAACTGTTGTAATTTTTAAATCGAAATATATATATATGAGTAATTTTATACATTTTGGATGTTGGAATAATCTAAATAAAGGTTGTCTGAACAATGTAATGAAACTATTAAATGATAGATTAAATGATAGATTAAAAGTCGATGATAAACCGACCATAGATTTTTTAACAATAGCGGGAGATAATTATTATCCAAAAAAACAAAAGGTTGAAGGCAAAAAGAAGAAAATAATAAAACCACTTTTATTAGAAGAAGGCTTTGCGTATTTACCTACAGACATACCTATATATATGATATTAGGTAACCACGATTTAGAAACAAATATAAATATAGGAGAAGACAATTTTTTTATAGATAATCTCGACAATGCTGTAAAAACAAATGTTTGTTCTATAATAGACTACGAACACCAATCAACAAATAAGAATCAGAAAATTGAATATAATTTATTTAAGGAAATTATGTTAGAAAATAAAACACTAATAATAATGATAGACACAAGTATGTATTCGGTAGATGCCGATAAGTATTTATCTTGTTATAAATTTTTTTTAACGGATACTACTACATTGTCCGAATATAATATCGAAAACCTAAGAGAATATCAACTTGATTTGATTATAAAAACCATAGCAAAATATGGAGAGGGAGGGATTAGAAATTTAATACTCATTGGTCATCATCCTATTATAGGATTAAAAGAAAAGGATGAAAATATCACTCATATTAACGATATAATAGAGTTTGATAAGGTGTTGAAAGAAATTTATTCTATATTACAGGATAACGTAACATATTATTACTTATGTGCCGATGTACATCTATATCAAGAAGGTGATATCGTTATAAAAATAGATGATAAAACTATGAATATAAAACAATATATAGTTGGAACCGGAGGAACAGAATTGGACAAATGTCCTAACAAAAGTGAGATGGAAGATGTAATCGAAAATGATAGATTAACTTATACAATGACCCGATGTGAAGAAACTTGTGGTTTTTTAGAATGTATAAACACATCCCCTGTTCTAGAGTTTTCGTTTAATGGAGTTCCAACAGTAGGAGGAAAAAGGAAATCCAAAAAAAAATCCAAAAGAAAATCCAAAAGGAAATCCAAAAGGAAATCCAGAAAATCCAAGAGACATTAATAAATATAAAATTCTATTTATATCTAAAATTTTTAAGTAGATATTAAATCCATTAATTCTTTTTCTGTAATATGTTTTTGGAACCCTAATATGTAACATACGTCAAATATATACGACTCTTCTCCGCCTCCTTCAATATCTAAATCTAATATGTATTTGACGCAAAACTCGGGTGTTAGCGTTTGTGTTGCCAAAAGTATTTTTCCATCAAGATGATTTTTCACAATATTCTGTTCTAGAATATCAATCGAATATTTATATCTATTATTGAGTAGATCAGTATTTGTTACGTTCATGGTTGTTATTTTAATTCATTTCATAAATAAGTATAAAATGAATTCAATTTTGTGTAAATACATATAAAATATTTTTTATCAACAATTGGAAGTTTTACATCTTCACTGGTATAAATTGTAAAATTGATTTGATTTTTTTTAAATATTCAATTATAATTAAACAAATATGAGTAAAATTTCGATACGCCCGATGAAGAAGATTGTTGAAGAACGATACGAGTTTTGTATATGGATTACTCTTATTGCTAAGGACAGAGCTATTAAAAACATAGAAAAAGAGAAACGAGGTGAGAAAACCCAGGTAAATTTAGATATATTTACTGACTCTGTCCAAATAAAAAAAATGTTTGGAGAGTATTTTAAAACACCGAAATACACAGACCTGGCGTATTTGAGAGGGCATAGAGAGATTGTGCTTTGTATCATTTATCACGATAACACCTTGTATTCTGGGAGTTGGGATAAAACTATTCGAATTTGGGACATGAAAACTTACAAGAAAAAAGGGTCATTGAAAGGACATACTGATAATGTGAATTGTCTCTGCGTACAGGCGGACGACAACAAATTGTATTCTGGAAGTATTGATAGAACTATTCGCGTTTGGGACACAAAAACTCACGCACATATCGCGACTTTGGTACAACATACTTGTCGCGTGTCTTGTCTCGCTGTTCTTAAAAACAAATTATTTTCTGGAAGTTATGATGAAAGTATCTGTGTTTGGAACACAACAACTTACGAACAAATCGCCGTTTTGAGAGGGCATACTAGTAGGGTTTATTGTCTCATTATTCACGAGAACAAATTGTATTCTGGGAGTAAAAATATTCACGTTTGGGACACAGAAACTTACGAAGATATCGCGACTCTCTTTCCTCCTTCTCACGTAGATAAGTATCCTATCACTTTTATTGTGGATTGTTTTGCTATTCACGATGGCAAATTGTATTCTGGGGGCGATGATGGAACTATACGCATTTGGAACTTAAAAACTTACACACCAATACGTCTGTTTAGTTTGCATAGTTATAGTAGTGCTATGTGTTTCGCTTTTCACGAGAACAGATTGTATTCGGGGCATCACGATGAAAATATCCATATTTGGGACACAAAAACTCACAACCACATCGCAAAAGTGTCCGCACGTACTACTCATGTGTCGTGTATCGTTATACACGAGAACAAATTGGTTTCTGGTGGGTTCCATCAAACTATTAATGTTTTGAAGATTTGATACTTGTAAGAAAAATAAAAAAAAATGTATTTGTATATCGTTTTTTATATAAAATTGAAAGAGGTTTCGAAAAATATATAATGAATAACTAACGAAATAAATATGGAAGTAAAAGACAATACCAATATGGAAAATAAAGTGTGGAATTCAATTCTCGATTTACCCGATGATATTTTGATAAAAATTTATAATGAGAATTTTCATATCAAACATAAATGCGATAAGTTGTTGAAATGGTGGAATGATAATAGTGCTTTAAAATGCTGTTCAAGTGAAGTTGAAGATCTTACGAATGGAATATTGGAAAATAAAGAAGGAGTTGAATATTTAAAGCAACATAACAAGTATTTCAAACAAGTGTATGAAGAGCATTTTGTCTATAACCTTCATCCTGAACGAGGAGGGTTCCGTTTAATGAATAAAACACAGAGCCTTATTACAAGTGTGTTGTTTTATATGTGGCATTAATGATAAAATTATATCCATCTCTGCATATATCTTCGAGTGTTTTTTTCGCAGTCCATCCTATTTCTTCCTTTACTTTTGTAACATCTGCGAAATTTTCTCCAATATCACCCTTTCTACGCTCCAATATAACATATGGAATATCACAATTATTTACCCGCTTGAATGTATCAACCATTTCCATTACACTTACGCCTTTTCCGGTACCTAAATTATATATATTTATACCCTGTTTAATATTCATTAACGCCATTACGTGTCCCTCTGCTAAATCCATTACATGTATATAATCTCGCACCCCATATCCGTCTCTTGTATTATAATCATTTCCGAATATATTTAATACAGGATATTGTTTGGTAGAAACGCGTAATATATATGGAAATAAATTATTCGGTTTCCCATTTGGGTCTTCTCCTATTATTCCGGAATGATGTGCCCCTACAGGATTAAAATAACGTAATATTGTAATCTCAAAATCTGGATTTGCTATAATAAAATCCTGTAATATTTGTTCTTGGAAATATTTGGTTTGTCCATATGGATTTGATATTTCAGAACCTACTTTATCCGTCTCTTTTAATGGCGACACGCCAGCATTTCCATATACTGTTGCTGATGATGAGAATAATAATTTTTTACAATCATATTTTTTAATCAATTTCAATAATATTAGCAATCCATTTATATTTTTTTCGTAATACATCAATGGATTATCTACAGATTCGCCTACAGATTTCAATGATGCGAAATGAATTACACTATTTATGCTATATTTTTCGAAAATGGTAGATAATAATTCTAAATCCAGTATATCGCCTTGGATAAACGTAAAATTATCAGGATATTTCACTAGGGAGAGAATTCGTTGATATATTTCTATTTTTGAATTATATAAATTATCGATAATGACTACTTGATTGAGTTCGTTTTGACCTAATACTGAAGCCACATGAGAACCAATAAATCCTAAACCTCCTGTTAATAAAATATTCATGCTATATATATTAGTATGAATATTTTTAATTAATAATAATTATTTGTTTTATGAGCTGAATTTAACAAGACCGAAAAGGATGAACGCTTATGTCCTACTATTTCTTGAGCATTTTTACCAATCATGAAATCAATGAAAGCTAATTCTTCGAAATTATATCCATTTATATTTACGTTTTTTAACAATATATTATTATAATCTGTTACTTTTTTTGTGAAATATTCTTTGGGAATCTTCGTAATTTCATAAGTCGCTATATATATGGGCAAAGTATTATCCTTAAATTTATAGTTTTCGATAATATCACATAACTTCCGATGGTTTTTTATGTTAAAATGTTCGATAAAATCCCTTTCATATCGATAATGGATTAAATTATATTTTTTGGGAAGTGTGATATACCGCTTATATAGTGACTTTAAATCTACAGATGGTAGAATTTGGTTATATAAACATTCCACATCTTTAAAGTTTTTATAAACCGCCCAAAATTGTTTCATAACAATAAATGTTTTATCGACTTTTTCGAGTTGAGGATAAATTGCTTTATCTAAATTTAACCATCCTATACACCGAACATCAGAATTATAATGAAACGTGTTTGATTCATTTGATTGAATTGTAAAATAGGGTTTATATAATGATGTAGTTATGAAACTATCATTGAATATATTCTTAAATTCTGTGTTATACCATGTGGTTAAATCATATTTTGTTCTTAATGCTGCATATCTAAAGGTGAATTCTATATGATTTATTATACAGAAATTTATAGCCGCATTAATATCGTACATTTGGTTACATAATCCGGCATAAGTATCAAATATTAAAAACATTATAATGAAGTATAAAATAGAAATATATATATATTTATTGTACTTTATTCATATACTATAATAATCTATTTATGATTTTACAGCGGTTAAATATTACTTTTGTCGTTCCAAACGGCAATATTTTGTGTTATACCTAATTCATCCACACATTTAAATTCACCAAAAAGTAAGTTTGGTAATAAAACCTCCCATTCTTCGTATTCATATGCGGATTGTTGAATATCTTCATACAATTGGAAAATGACGTCTCTATATAAACTATACAGTTTCTCGCTAACTTTATAAAAACATGTAAAATAATAAAGTCTATCTTCTACATCCTTGTTCCGTTTAAAAATAATATCGTCGTTCTCATATGTTTTATATCTAAAGTTCTCGTTAACTAGATATCTTCCTGTTATTTTAAATATATTCTTTATATTCATATCTTTATGATAAGTATTTAAATATTCTAGAATTTTATATGTTTGCGCTATCTCTCCGTATAATTTATGAACACTATTATTTGTTAAATTATTAACATTATTATCGTTACAAATATTTATAAAATAATCGGTTTGTGTGGTTAACGTCATGAATTCATCTTCTGTAAAAGTAGAGTTATCAAATATTACAATAAAACTATTTGGTATGTGTTGTCGAATTGTTCGAATTGTTTCTAATGTTTGTTCAAACCGTTCTGTTGGACTATATATTGAACGTTGTGGCGTATACGTGAACGGTGTATTTGATGTATATATCTTACTTGTAATCATAACAATGTTATATTCTTGATTTAATAATTTGTACGGCATATATTGCTGATTATTTTTAAAATAATAATCCCAAAAAGGAGGGAAATTAATTGAATGATCAATTAAATTAAAGAAACTCTGTCCCTTACTTACTAACCATTCTGTATCTATATCATATACATTGTCGAATTTGTGCGCATTTTTATATAATGCTAATCTACGTAGCACAGTGTTATTAATAAACTTATTTTGATAAATAATAGGCAATCCCGTAATCATTGCGAGGGTTAGTGTAAATGAGAATGATTCAGCCCATATCGATAACTCTAATAAAATATTCGGTCTATGTTTTTCCAGTAATTTATTTAAATCATCTATATTTCCATATGAGTATTGTTGTTTTATCAACGATATATGTGCCTTTCCAAATACAATAATTTCGATATTTTTTTTTTTCGATATTTTTTTTGCTATTTCATTTAACAAAACATAACCTTTCACGTCTGATATATTACCTATAATACCCATTACAAATGTATCTGAATTATTCGTGATTCTTTTACCACTCTTATAAAAATCAGGCAATTCTGATACTACAATATTACCATATCCATCAAGTGAATTACCTAATGTATGTAAGTTACCAATATGTTGTGTAACAATTCGGTCAAAATTATGTATATGTATTTTATTATGTTTTGTTATTTCGTCTAGTTCATGGAATAATATGTGTGGTTTATTAAAAAATAGACTATAATCGTGAGTTACTGTAGTTTTTTCTTTATCTAATTTAAAAACAGCATTAATAAAATCTTCTGAATGTCCTACAATCGAATTGATAAATATTTTCTTAATCGTATGTGAATATTGGTTCAACGTTTCGATTGCTTTTTCATTGTTCATGGATGTTTCCAATATTTTCTCATCATTTAAATACCAATTAATCTTATTGTTGAAATTTCGGACAATTATAAATCCAGTATTATATTTATAACGACTTATAATTGTATTTATGAAAAATGAACATCCTCCACCTAAACACGGAAAATCAACTATTAATATTAAATCATCGCGATCTATAATCTCATCAAGAGACGGTATATTTTCCAATTTTTTAAATTTAGGTGTATTTGGGTTGTTAATTGTGTGCATATTGGTTTCTTGTAATAATGACTTTTCATACGGAATTTTATCAAAAACTGTGACTTTTATATTTTTATCGTAAATATTAAATACATTTTTGTAATTATGATGAAGAAATTTATAGTATGTTTCTTGTAATGGTTTTATAGTCGCTATTAATCCTTCAGATGAACCATAATTAATCCAATGTTTAATTGCTCGTGTTTGACTTGTAATCCCCGCACTTATTAAATGATGATTGTAATTTACATAGAATCTCCAGTCAAAATCGTTTAATAATGTCGTCCGGTTTTCTCTGTATCCACATTCGATATAATGTTGTTCTATTAGAGGTTTTGTAGTAAATCCACTATCTATTAGGTCTTGATTAATCGCAACATATTGTTTCCAATCAAAGTTGTCTGATTTTAATTTACGATTTTGATTACGTCCAAATTCATTCCAGTGACTTAATGCGTTCTTTTCTGTAACAATACCACCATCAATTAAATCAGTGTTTGCTATTAAATATTCGCGCCATTGAAAATCGTTTTTATCCATATATTATAAATATTGTAGTATAAATTATAATATATTTATTAATTGTAATAAAAACGATTTATCTGTTATTACAAATGAAGATAATCTTAAAGTCCAAGAAGTTGCACAAAAATAATATAAAAAACGAAGACAGTGTTCATTTATTTAATCAATTCTTTATACCCAAAACAACTGAACGATATAATGAAATAAAACTTTGTTTAAAAAAATGTGTTGAAAATCCCGATATCGATTATATTCATCTACTTGTAGAAAAAATATATTCAAAAGAAGAATTGGGTATACGGTCTGATAAAATTATTCAAACTGATATTCATAAACGTCTTACGTTCCAAGATGTTTTTTCATACATTCGTATAAATAAAATCAAAGGTTATCTTATTTTATTAAATTCGGATATATTTTTTTTCGACGATGCTATTGATAATTTAAAATATTCCGATTTTCATACAAAACAATTGTTTGGTGCGATACTTCGATATGATTACGATTTTAAGGATTTATCTAAATCAAAAATATTTGGTCCAAGATATGATAGTCAAGATGTATGGATTTTACACTCTAATTTTATGGTTCCCACCTTTTCTGAACCCATATTCTCATTTGAATTTGGAAAGCCCGGATGTGATAATAAATTGATTTACTTAATGTCTATTCTTGGATATGAAATTGTGAATGACCCTAAAAATATACAGACACTTCATGTTCATCGAGACAAGTTCAGAAGTTATACAATAAAAGATGCGTTACCACCTCCTTGGGGCGTTGTTATTCCGTGTGACTTTGAACCATCGTCTATGCCCAATTGTCTTGGAATTAATTTGAGACAATTTTCAGTCTGGTCCAAGAATTATACAACTCTTATGTCCAGTGATAACGATTTTTTACATGATTATATAGCAAAAAAAATACACGTAAATGATAAGTTTATTATTCCAAGAATATCGGGAATCGAAAATAATGTGGCCGTTTTCCAACACGTCATTAATAATCGGTTAATCGATGAAGTCGGTCAACTTCGACAATATATTAACAAAACTCTATATGCTATGAAAAATAATGCCGGTATTCGATTGACGGATCAACAAAGTATCACAACATATTCCGAATTTTATCTATCTGCGTTTGAACACTGTGATATTTTCGCAGGTTGGGAACCCCAAGGCAATTATATTGGCCACATTTCGCAATCGCACGCATATATGATGAACCAGTATAAAACGAAACATATGTTTTGGGCTCTTACCTTCGATATTTTTCATCATATTTTTTCCAACCCTTGGACACAGTCATTAAAAGGAAAGCGTATTCTTATTATTTCACCATTTATCGAAACAATTCGAGAACAGTTACCTATTCGTGATAAATTATTCAATGGCGTTGACCTTTTTCCGGATTGTACGTTTGAATTATTGAAACCGCCACAGACACAAGCGGATGAACCGAGCGAGACATTTTATTATGAATTTGACCGTTTTAAACAAAGGGTGGATGAACGATTAAATGATTTTGATGTAGCATTAGTATCATGTGGAGGATATGCGAACCCAATATGTAGCCATATTTATCTAAAAGGAAAATCGGCGATTTATGTAGGAGGTGTTCTACAAATGTATTTTGGTATATTGGGAAATCGATGGTTAAAAGAACGTCCTGATGCGGTGAAATTATATCATAATAAATTTTGGAAGCGCCCGAAAGATAGCGAGAAACCCAAGAATTGCGAGAAAGTAGAAGGGGCGTGTTATTGGTAATTATCAACTATATAAAATAATTTGTCCATAACTTTATATACATGGACGCATCTTTAGATATAAAACAACAACTCGATGATAAATATAGGAATGAATTTATAGAAAAAATTCAAGGCAATGTCGAACCAAAACGAGGGAAAACAGTAACCATTCGAAAAACAAAAAAACGTGACCTTTCTAAAGACGAAATTGTAGAAAATTTCACTCCTCCTCTCGAAACCGATAACGATAAACCGCTTCTAACGGGCCGTTTAAATGATAAATTAATTGACTTACTCGATACTCTTGGTAATATGATGATAAAAAAAGGCGAACCTTTTCGTTCAAGAGCGTATAAAAAAGCACAAGAAAGTCTTATTGTCTATCACGATGAAATTAATGAGACGAATTATCCAAAACTTGCTTCACTTCCAGGTGTAGGTGAAACTATTATTAAAAAATTCAAAGAATATATTACTACAGGAACATTACGTGTTATTGAACGTGAGAAAAATGACCCCCGTAATATATTTTCCGATATATATGGTGTTGGTCCAAAAAAAGCGGCAGAAATTGTTGATAAACACGGTATAACGACACTCGATGATTTAATAAAACAACAAGATAAGGTCCTTAATGATAAACAAAAGGTGGGATTGAAATATTACGAAGATATTTTAAAACGTATTCCTAGAAGTGAGGTTGTGGAATTTGATAAAATATTTACAGATACATTTGACCGTGTGAAAACACCGGATGCACGATTTGAAATTGTAGGTAGTTACCGTCGTGGTGCTAAAAATTCAGGGGATATTGACGTCATTGTTACCGGCGAGGATAGAAAGGTATTTGTTGATTTTGTAGATAAACTAGTAGAGAAGGGGATTATTACCGAAGACGGATTATTGTCTCGCGGTTCTACGAAAAGTTTAGTCGTCGCTAAATTACCTGGTTCAGATACAGCACGTCGTGTGGATTTTATGTATACATCGAAAAGCGAATATCCATTTGCTGTTTTGTATTTCACCGGAAGCAAATATTTCAATACAGTTATGCGAGGAAGAGCATTAACTATGGGGTATACACTAAATGAACACGGATTTCATATCATGGATGGTAAAAAGAAAGGTGCTAAATTCGACCGTGTATTTCAGGATGAAAGAGATGTGTTTAATTTTTTAAAAATGGTATATAAAGAACCTCATGAACGTATTGATGGTCGTTCGGTTATACCATTACCAGGTTCACCAGAAATTGAGAAAGTCAAAATACCAGAGGAAGTAAAAGAAGCAACACCAAAGAAGCAATCCGCCAAAAAAAAAACGAAAAATGTAACACGCAAAATAAATAAAGAGGAACGCGAACGATTAAAAAATGAAGAAAAAATTCGTAAGATAGCAGCGAAAGAAGCAGCAGATAAAGAAAATGAAGAGGTGAAAACTATGAAACTCCGAGAAAAGGAGGAAGAAAAAACGAGGAAAAAGAGAGAAAAAGATGGTGAAAAGAAAAAAAAAGAGGAAGAAAAAACACGAAAAAAGATAGAAAAAGAGGCAGAAAAAACAAGGAAAAAAGCAGAGAAAACTAAAAAGAATAAAACAATTAAACGTAAATCTCCTAGTATATCTAAAATGGTAAAGTCTGATAAATCTTGTCCTATTTGTAAAAAACAGCCTTTGACCACAGGAACAAAGGACCCGGTTTTACACGCGATCGAACACTACAAAACAGGAGGATTTAGTGTGTTGGAAAGTTTAAGTGAGAAAACTCTTAATAATATGCTCATTAAAACAAATGACGTATATCGTAACCTTGGTCCAAATGAACAACCTCTAATCTCTGATAATCAATATGATATTCTAGAAGATTACATCAAAGAAAAATATCCAAAAAATAAAATAGTAGGTAAGATTGGTGCTCCCGTTGAGAAAAATAAAGTGTCCTTACCATATGAAATGGCGTCAATGGACAAAATAAAGCCCGATACAAAAGCACTTCCTTCATGGAAAGCAAAGTATAAAGGCCCATATGTGTTATCTTGTAAGTTAGATGGTGTGAGTGGATTATACACAACCGAGGGTGAAAAATCGGCACTATATACACGCGGAGATGGTAAGATCGGACAAGATGTAACCCATTTCATATCTTATCTAAAACTACCTACTACCAAAGATATTGTGGTGCGAGGTGAATTTATAATGAAAAAAGCCACATTTAAATCAAAATATGCCGATAAATTCGCCAACCCACGTAATCTTATAGCAGGAACTGTAAATCGGGTTACGGTTAATGATACAGTAAATGATATGGATTTTATAGCATATGAGTTAATTAAACCTGAAATGAAACCGAGTGAGCAAATGAAACAATTAAAAGAATTTGGGTTCAATACAGTTAAAAACGAAACCCTTATCGAAATTAATAACGATGAACTATCTAAACGTCTCGTTTCTTGGCGTGAAAATTATGAATATGAGATCGATGGCGTTATTGTTACAAACGATAAAATATATAAGCGTCAATCCGGTAATCCAGACCATTCATTCGCATTTAAAATGGTTCTTTCTGACCAAATGGCCGAAACAAAGGTATTAGATGTAATATGGACAGCAAGTAAGGATGGTTATCTTAAACCTCGTGTCCGAATAGAACCAGTCCATTTAGGCGGTGTTAAAATCGAATATGCGACAGGATTTAATGGTTCTTTTATTGAAAAAAATAAAATCGGTGTTGGTGCAGTAATACAAATAATACGCAGTGGAGATGTTATACCAAAGATACAGTCTATCATTACTCCTGCTGAACAACCGTTGATGCCCACCGTTGAATATGTATGGAATAGCACACATGTAGATATTATGTTAAAAAACAAAGACGATGATGAGACAGTAAGAAATAAAAATATCGCATTATTCTTTAAAGGTATTGATGTGGATGGTTTAGGTGATAAAAATGTGGAAAAAATAATAGATGCCGGTTTCGACACGATACCCAAAATAATTAAGATGAACAAAGACCAGTTGTTAAGTGTGGATGGTTTTAAAGAACGAATGGCGGTGAAAGTTCAAGAAGGCATTAAAGATAAGATCGAGAAGGCACCTTTAACACGATTAATGGCTGTATCCAATATGTTTGGTAGAGGATTTAGTAATAAAAAGGCTGAACTAATCTTACAAGAATATCCCGACATACTTACATCGCGAGAAACACCAGAACAAAAAATTACAAAACTGAAATCTGTAAAAGGCATGGCGTTAACTACATCCAAACCCTTTGTTGATAATATTCCCGTCTTTTTAGGATTTTTACAAGAGTGTGGTTTAACTGATAAATTACGATCTATTCCATCAGACCCTAGTTCAGAAAAAGACGAGACACATCCGCTATTTAAAAAGAGTATTGTGATGAGTGGTTCCCGAGATAAAGAATTAGAAACGCAATTAAAACAAATAGGTGCTTCAATGAGTAGTAGTGTGAATAAATCGACATTCGCAGTTATTACTCCTGAACCAGATAGTAATACAGGAAAGGTTGCGACTGCTAAAAAATTGGGAGTTTCCGTTTATACCCCGGAACAATTTAAGGACAAATTCATGAAATAATACTAACACATTAGTATTTTCGATAAATTTCTAACATCATAATATTTTAATATATTATGATGGAGAATGACGACTCATTCAATATGAATGAGTATGTTTCAGATATAATACAAACTATTATTCATAATGTCTCTATAAAATCAGAAAAAAAATCGATAAAAATGTTTATATGCGGTTGTATAAGAAATACAGGCAAATATTTAAATGATGTTTTTCGAAATATAAAAAAGATAGAGGAAGTGTTGGATGATTATCATATTATTATGGCTTATGATAAATCGGATGATAATTCACTTGAATTATTAAACACATATAATGATTGTTATAACGAAAAAATGTCTCTTATAATAGGTACGAATGAACTGAGTGAAATACGAACACAAAATATATCAAATGCTCGAAATAATATTCTAAATGAGATTAAAAGACTCGACTATTCTGATTTTGATTATTTTATAATGATGGATATGGATGATGTATGTTCTAAAGACATTAATATAAATGTTTTAAAGTATATTATTAATACTGAACGAACAAGTCCATTAGAATGGGATTCTATATCATTTAACCGAATTGATTATTATGATATTTGGGCACTATCTATTCATCCATATACATTTAGTTGTTTGCATTATCCAACATACAATGCTATCATAAATCGAATGAAAAAAATGATAACTCATAAATTGTACGAATCGGCTAAACAACACGGTAATAAAGGATTAGTAAAATGTTTATCGGCATTTAATGGCTTTTCAATCTATCGAAAAAATAAATTTTTAAATGTATCATATGAATGGAATGTATGTAAATTATTAGAAATTTACCCAAAAACAGAAATTTATATAATGAACAACATGGTAGGTCAAAAACCAATTAATCGTCTAGATGACTGTGAACATCGCTATTTTCATATTCGCGCAGCATTACTAAATAATGCGAGAATATGTATATCACCCTTGTTTATGTTTAATAGTTAAGTAGTTACTGTTTAACGTTTTTTCTCGGTCTTTCCTCTCTTCTTTTTACCATCACTCTTTTTGAAAAGTCTAAATGTTCCTTTCTTTGCTACAAATCCTAGTTTACGAAGGGTCTTAATTGCCTTCTTTCCGTGAGCAACTTGTTTCTTGGACTTAATGCGACCCTTGGATTTAACGAGGTGCTTTTTGGTTAAACCACCAGATGTGTGCTTGGCTGTTCCGTGGTATACTTGGGCTTTCGATCCGACTGTATTTTTATACATTATACACTAACTATAGAATTTATTTTATAGTTAGGATATCTCTAAATTTGTTTATTCTCGTTTTTTTCTCGTTTTTTTCGCATCCCCCCTTTTTCCTTTATCACGTTTTGTTGCCTTTTTTTGATATCCGAATTTGCCTTTTTTAGCATAATATCCATATTTCTCTAAACGCTTCTCTTTTTTTGCGGTGACGTGTTTATCAGCGGATACGATTCTTCCCCATTTATTCATTACTAGACCTTGTTTCGTTAAACCATATTTTGTTTTATACGCAGTTCCATTCCATACCTGTTCTCTTGAACCAAATAATTCTTTATATATCTTACCTTTCATCGTATATGTACCCGATTTAGGATCTCTAACAGGACGCTTCATTATATAGTAATTTTAGATAATAAAGTAATCAAACATAGGGTGTCGTAAGGGATAAAGTCCCCTAAAAGGGTATACAATATTTACGACCGATTAATCTTCCTTTAAAATATACATTTTCCGATTTTGTACAATTTGTTATTCTAGTGCTAGACTGTGTTTTCGCATATGTGCTAAATTTCATAGCACAACTTTGTTGGTTGTTTATTTTATCAGTACTTTTTATTGATATTGAATACTGTTCTGGTGTCTGATATGAACGATTATAAATAAACATTAAGGGTGCCATATTGTATAATAATATTGGAGATATTTACTTTCTTATTTTCTTATATACAATGCTTCCTATTGGAATTAATGGTTTCGGTAGAATTGGAAAATGCGTTTTTCTACAACTTATCCATAGTAAAACCCTTGATTTACGCGTTATAAATGCTCCTGATTTTGATATTAATCAATTAGAACATTATTTAAAACGCGATTCTGTACATAATTACAATAACGATTTCACCATTGAAATTATGGATGATAATCAATTTAAAATTAATAATAAAACGGTTCACCTTTTAAGAAACAGAGATGCGAAAATGTTAAATTGGCGTTCTTTCGGCGTTCATCATATTATTGATGCGACCGGGGTTTATTTAACAGAAGAAACGGCAAAACAACACGATATTGACTATATCATCATGAGTGCTCCTCCAAAGGACGATACGCCTCTTTTTGTTTATGGCGCCAATCATAATGAATACAATAATGAGAAAATTATTAGCAATGCGTCGTGTACAACCAATTCGATTGTCCCCGTTTTGAAACATTTAAACGATATGTATGGTATTAAACAGGCTAATTTCACCACTATACACGCATCTACTGCTAGTCAAAAGGTGGTGGATACTGCCCATTCTAAAAGTCGTACAAATCGTTCGATATTAAACAATATCATTCCTCATACTACAGGTGCGTCGTCCTCTATCTGTAAGATTATTCCAGAACTTGACGGAAAAATAGTCGGAACATCTGTGCGTGTGCCTATAAATAATGTATCACTCGTCGATTTAAATGTCGAACTAGTAGAAAAAACCGATTTAGACCATATTTTCAATTCTATAAAACAAAATCCTTATTTAGAACTTAATGACGAAAATGTAGTCAGTTCTGACCTTATTACTACTTGCTGTCCTTCTATTATTGATAAAAAGGCATCAATTGAACTCACAAATAATCAGTTTAAAATCATGATTTGGTATGATAATGAATGGTCATATGCGAGCCAAATTATAAAAATGATGGAAACAATTGGCTGCTATAATGCTAATGAATATTTCATCGATAAACGGAATTTCAAAGGAAAAAATGTATATATTCGTCTAGATTTAAATGTTCCTAAATCAAAAAATAAAGTAAGCGACACTTTTCGAATAACATCGGCGATTCCAACAATAAAACGCGTCCTTCAAGATTCTCCTAAACGTATTGTCTTAATGTCTCATTCTGGAAGACCCAAAGAACCAAATAGTGATGATTCATTAATTCATATAAAACCGGTTTTAGAATCATTGCTAAATAAAGATATCGAATTTCTATCTCATGGACTTCATTCAAAAACAATTGAGCAAATGGAAAATTCTTCAAATGAACTGTTTTTACTCGAAAATCTACGATTTCATCCAGAAGAAACGCAGTATAAAACGATGGGTCAAACGGATGCCGTGAATATTTTTCATCAACTCGGTGACTCTTTTGTAAATGACGCATTTGGATGTATGCACAGAGACCATTTAAGTATTTGTGGTTCTAAATTAGACGATAAGTGCTATGGGTATCTTGTCGATACTGAATTAAACGCTCTACAAACAATTACATCAAATCACAGTAATAACAAAATACTCGCTGTTATTGGTGGTGGGAAAATGGAAGATAAATTAAAACTATTAAAAAATCTTTCAAAACAGGTTGACCACATCTATATTGCGGGCGGAAATATGAACAGTATTATTAAAGATGATATGGTGGAATATATTCAAGAAATATCCCAAAATCGGGCGAAAATAACACTTATGGAGGATGGATTATGTTGTGATAATTTCGTTGGTACACCCAAACATGTAGTTGTAGAAGAACTCGATGAGAAAGACTTATTTTTCGATATTGGTCTCAAATCATTGAATACATTACGGGGTCTAGTAGAAGAACACGATGTGGTATTTTGGAACGGAACACTTGGTGTCGTAGAGAATGAGAAATATAAATATGGATCCGAAATGTTGGTGAATTTCCTTATTGAAGCCATTCATAAAAATCCTCATAAAAAGGTTATAGTTGGTGGTGGAGATACCGGTGGTTTTGTAAATAAATATAGAAATAACTTTACACATATATCAACTGGTGGTGGTGCCGCAATCGAATATATTATCAATAACGGTTTGGTAGGTTTAGATGTTTTTACAAACTAATTTGTGAAACCACATCGAGTACATTTTTGAAAACTTTCACCATACATACCTTCTTCTCTTTCATATACAAAATCGTGTGTTTCATGATATTCTAGACATTTTCTCACAATTTTTGATTCGATATTTTCTATTTCTTTCGATATTTCATTTACTCGACGTATATGTTCAATCTTTTCTTCATAGAGCCGTTTTTGTTCTTGTAACAACTGATTGTGAATCTGGTCAAACATCATATGAATATAAATAATTAAGTATTTATATTCTTGTTAATAAATAATTATCATTACTTTCGTATATCATATTAAAAACATATTGTTACATTATATTAAACCATGTATATAAAAATTGATGAAATCGAAAAATTTGATGAATTACCCGATTATTATAATTTTTCCAAACCATATGTTATTCGTGATGGGTGCAGTAATATGCCCATTTTTAAACAAGATAGTATTACGGAGTTTTTTAGAGATAAACTCCGAAATTTTAGTTTAGAAGTTGAAATATATGATACATACCGAGATATGGAATTAACGGATGTTAAAAAATATGAACGAAAAAAATTCAATGACGCTTCTGAACATATCATAAACAATAAGAAACCATATAACTATATTGCTGATATAGATCTAGTAAATTTATTACAGCATAATGATTTGAAAAATTTCGCACTACCTATTGATACAAACCGTAAAAATAAGGGTGTATTATTATTTTTTGGAAACAATAGTCGTTCTGGAGCGCATATCCATACGAGTAATGACTATATATTAAATCAAATTTATGGAAAGAAAACTGTTTATATGTTTGATTATTACGATAATCCGTTGGAATGTGAGGGGTTATTTACGTGTAAATCAAACTTTTTAAAGGATAATATTATAGATATTGACCATACAAAACTAAAAATATATAAAGTCGAATTATCACCTGGAGATACTTTAACCATCCCACCATGGTGGTGGCATGCGGCGAAAGCGGATGGATTATCATTAAGTATTACCAAAACATATACTCGCACAGACAAGTGGTTTCTAATTAAATGTCCGCGTATGGGATTAATTATATTAAAAGAGCTTGTTATGTCTTATGTTTCAGATATTATTAATTTTTTTACTAGAAAGGGTGTATTATCATTGTTAATTGGTACAATTATTGTCGTTTTATCGTATTATTGGTTGGTTTTTTAAGATTGCGAGGCGGTGAGTTCAAATTTAAGACTTGCTACACAATCATTACAAGTCAGAAACCAAGATAGAACGTTAGGAAAATCTGGAATTAAAAATATTGAACATAATATATATAATACTTATAATGTTAGTTTTGCTTATAATAAAAAAAGGTATAGAGAAATATTTAAAACATTAGAAGAAGCAAAAGAGTGGCTTATAACTAAAAAAAAAGAAATTATACCTGAAAGTGAATTATTATTAAGACCGTCGTATCCCCTGTTGTAGTTTTGATTTAAAGGAGGAAGAGGAGCAAAAGAAATGTTTTCACTATACGAATTTACAGCCGTTGTGGGCGGCAGAAAATTTATCGAAGGGTGGGAAATATTACACCGATTAAAAATAGGTTATATATGTTTAACCGACATGATTAATAATATTTTAACATTCATTATTTTAATATATATTTTAAAATAATGAGTTTATATCATTATTAGCTACCAAATTATTACAGTCGCTAACATAAGTTCTCAAAATTATACGATCTGTTCCATTATGGTAAGCCTCAAAAACATCTCTTGTATGAGTTGTTAAAAGATTGTATATTACTAATATATCTCCTTTTTTTAATTCAACTTTTATTTTGGATTGTTCTGCTGCATAATCTCTTTTTGTTTTTAATTCTTCATAACAACGTATCGCTTTATCACCTTGTGGTTGAATTTCTTCAGAATCGATTGGTCTTAATTTAAATATAGGTCCTTTTTCTATATCCATTACTAACAATGGACGGAGCCGAGGTTCAAAATGAATATCCTTAGAATAACTGGTTGGTTTATTTTGTTTAAATAGGGGTTTTTGTAAACATTCTCGTGCATCCTCTGATAATAAATCATATAAAACGTGGTTTGGTACAATAGTTGTAAAAACAGATTTTACGGGATGTTCTTGTATCCCCATTAGAAATGTATATGGAGGTGCATCGTCTAATATACTCATATCCTGATGAAGTTTAACTTCAATCGTTGACCCATCGGAAGCGGTTGTTTGATTTTTTCTAGGAGTTACTAACGTAATTCCTTTGGGTAATTCATTATCTAAAAAAATTCCTCGAAAATGTGCTTCTTGTTCGTAAACAATAATTTCACCAAAATCGTTTATACGATTTAGTAAGATATCTAGAAATTGTGTTTCATCTTGATTTTCACTCTGATAATAGCGGTAATATAGTTCGTCCATAATATATATATATATTAATTCATTTATATTGTAACCCGATTAAAATATATTGTAACATACCGACTTATAGACATATATATAGTTATATTGTATATATGTTCGTTCGACCCGACCGAAAAGTAGTTGTACCAATGCAAAATGTTACTATAAATGAATTAAATAATCAACAATATATTCCTGATAAAAAGAATGGTTCATTACTGTCTTTTATCTGTATTGTAACAGTGTTTATATCTAGTATATTTTGTTGTATCACATTATAATTATTTTGATATCATATCTAACATAGTATTATTATTATCTGAATAATACTATATAATGAACGTCATTACTCTTGTTTATGTTTTTTGCCTTTTTTACATATTTATTCCCGGTAATATTATTACACTACCATTTAAACTTAATAAAATGATTATTGTTTTAATTCATGCTCTTATATTTAGCACCATTTTATATTTCACATTTCCTATTGTTGAAAATAATGGAATTTCAGAAGGAATGAACCATTGTAATCATGAAGACTGTGATTTTAGAGAGTCAAAAAACGGTAATACGTGTGGTTGTGTAGACAATAACTGTATGGACAATGATGGTGTAGAATGTAATTAGACGAATTACATATCACGTAACATTTTCTCTTCGATTTCTAATAAACGATTGAATTTCTCTACACGTTCTCCTCTACAAGGACTACCTATTTTAAGATATTTCGCTCCTATGCCGATCGCAATATCTACAATATATGCGTGATTTGTCTCTCCTGAACGATGGGATACAATAACGTCATTTCCATTATCTAATAACATTCTAGCGCCTTGGACAGATTCAGTAATCGTACCAATTTGATTGACCTTTAATAAAAGTGTATTTGCCCATCCTTCTTCTAACCCCTGTTTTATTAATCGAGGGTTCGTAGTAAATAAGTCGTCACCTACTATCATTAATTCTTTATCAAACATTTCGGTGAATAGTGTCCAAGATTCATAATCTGTTTCGTGAAAACCGTCTTCTATGCTTTTTAAAGCAGGATGTTGTTTAATAAGTTTCCCATAATATTTCACTAATTCCTCACCCGTTAAAAATAGGTCTTTTTCTACTTCGTATTTCTTGGACACTTCATCATAAAATTCACTCGCAGCACAATCAAGTGCTATAAAGACATCTTCTCCCACATTATATCCAGAACATTTAATTGCCTCTTCGATTACACATAATGCCTCTTCCGCACTATAAATTGGTGGACAAAATCCTCCCTCGTCTCCTATTGATTTTGCTTGTTCTCCGTATTTTTCTACTAATAATCGTTTTAATGTATGATATACCTCACAATAAATACGTATTTGAAGTGAAGTGCTTATATCACTACGAGCAAATATCATAAATTCTTGTATTTTTAAATCTTCAGTAACACCGTGTTTCCCTCCATTAATAATATTCACTAGTGGTGTGGGTAATCCGGGTATTTCTTGGACACTATATGTAGGAAGTCCAAGATGAGGTTTATATCCATAATGTTTCGCAATATATTCATACATTTCTAAACCCAACATATTGGCCGCAGTATTCATCATACAAAAACTCAACGCAGTGCTTGTATTACCGCCATAATTCGTCTTCATCTCTGTATTATCGAGTTGATTGAATTGTTTGTCTATGTTTGAGAGGTCAAATATCGTGGTTTTATTTAAAATCATTTTTTTGTTTAATTCTGCGATTTTAGATACGGCGTTGAATACCGATTTTCCGTGAAATAAAGTCTTATCTCCATCACGTAATTCACAAACTTCAGTAGAACCACAAGACGCACCACTTGGACTAGAACCTTTTCCTAAAGTTTTTCCCTTTTTATCTAAACATTGAACTTCTATTGTTGGATTTCCCCTACTATCGATGATTTGATGGGCAGCAATTCTAAACTCATTTACATAGGAATAATCCTTGTTCTTGATATCAAGGAGAATAGGCACACCAGTGTTTATTTCAAACTCTTCAATCGATTTTTCTGTTTTAAGTCCAAGAAGGACAAATAATGCACGTAAACTATTACCATGGGCTACAATTAAGACGTTTTTATTGGAATCTAATAATGGTTTCACGTGATTTTCATAGCCCCTAGAAACACGCTTCACTACATCGTCTAGGTTCTCTCCATCAGGCGGTCCTGTTAAATAAGAACGCCTCCATGTTTTTATTTTTTCCTCTCCATGAACCGCCAATAAATCTGACTTATTATTACCAGTTAGAATACCATAATCGCGTTCTTTAAAATCTACAACGGGGTGAATAATCCCATTATAATAGATTTGTTGCGTTGCTATTTTCGCGGTATCTCTTGAACGCATTAAATCACTTGAAAAAACTTGGTCGAAACGAATATCTTTTAATAATTCGCCCGCATATCGTGCCTCTTCTTTTCCCTTTTCTGATAATTCTACATCTATAAAACCAGTGAATCTATTTGCTTTATTCCATATTGATTGTCCATGGCGCAAGACAACTAAAACCATAATAT